ACCGCATCTGGGACGGCAACCAAACCAAACGGAACACCAAAGTTCCGTAATGCTTGGGAAGCATACCAGTATCATAAGGCACAGAAGCAAGGCATCTAATTATAAGGAGAACCAGTTATGCCTAAACATACAAAAAAGAAATCAAGAAAGCCCGCAAAGGGTAAACGCTTTACCAAAGTTGTAAAAAACAAAAAGACAGGTAGAACTAAAAAGGTTTCCTACGGGCAGGCTGGTGCGAAGAATAAGCGTGGTAAACGTCGTATTCAACCTTCTACAAAGAAGGGCGATAGTTATTGTGCGAGATCCTACGGGATCAAAAAGAGATTACCTAAATCAAAACAAAATGATCCCAACACACCCAATAATCTTTCCAGAAAGAAATGGAAGTGTGTGGGTAAAAAGAGCAGACGAAAATAAATATAAACAATTTATTTGACGTTTTCTCTAATAATGAACGGGCAACCTTTCCCTCCGTCAATCAATAGAACCTACGGGTCACCTTGCGATTATCTAAATGGTGAAGGAACTAAAAAACTAAATCCCATCAGGGACACTTTGTAATTTTAGATAATTCACAAAACCATATACTAAACTAAAAAGGATGAAAATATTATGGCTATTTCTAATGACTTACTATCATCCACCCTCTATTCTATTCGTGACGGAGAGGTAGACCAGTTATACCAGAAGGTCGCCTTCTTGGATCACGCAAGAAAGTCAGGTGGTATTGAATTTGAGGACGGGGGCATCAAGATCCAACGTCCGCTCTCCATCGCAGAGCATTCAACTATTACTGAACTTCCAACAGGTTACGAGCCAGTCTCGCTTGCCGTAAAGGATGTTCTACAACCTGCGATTTACGAATGGTGTGACTTCACCGCACCCATCGTAGTAACAAAGAAAGAAGAACTTGAAAACAGCGGTGAAAAAGCAATCGTCAAGATCGTAGAAGCACGTATGCGTTCTGTTATGTCTATGCTCCGTAGGGAACTAAACAAGCAGATCCTTCGTGGTAATTCTTCTATCCTAACCACTATGAATACCTTGAATGGTGACGTTGGTGGTTTCCTTGAAGCAGAAAGCAAAGTAAACCAGAACAACGTTGTTGGTGGTGTCTCCAAGGCAACATTCAACGTAAATGGTTGGACCAACCAAATCTTTGATGCGGCTGGTTCTTTCAACACGAATGGTATTCGTGGCTTACAGCAACTTTACATCAACGCAAACAGCGTTTCCCCTATGGGCGAAGTTGATTGTGTGCTTTTGAGCGAGGCTGGTATGGCGAACTATCGTCGTGCTTTATTCAATCAGGAGCGTTACATCAGCGAGACTACCCTTGATGGTGGACGTATGAGCCTTGCTTTTGCTGGTGCTGCTGTGGAACAGGATATTGAACTTGGCTTCACTTACAATAGTGCCGACTTCGGTGCTGCCCCTCTTACTGGCTATATGCTAAACTTTGACGGCATCAAACTTGTGTTCCACAAGGATGCTGACTTCGCTATTAGTCCGTTTGAGAGCGTTATGGGAACTACTGCCCGTGCCGCACATCTATACGTCAAGGTCCAGTTGATCGCAGATCACCTCGGTTCACAGGGCGTTCTGTTTGACGCAGACACATTCTAATCATAGTTTCATATAAAGGAGATAAAAATTATGGCTACACAATCACTAATTCAATACCTTGAAACTTCACAGCAGGATGGGTTTGGGGCTGCTGTCCCAGTTGGACTTGCCGCTATGAACCGCCGCCAGACCGAGGTTTACCTCGCTGGCGAGGCTCTACTGGCTGGCGACTGGGTTGCTCTTGACCTTACTGCTGCGAGCGATCAGGTTAGTTCTGTTACTATTGCGAAGGCTGATAGTAACAAAGGTGCTGGTGCTGGTGTGACTTCAACCGCTTCAATCGTGGTTGGTGTTGTGCTTGGACCCGCAAGCGAAAGAGACGACGACGGCTCTGGTGGCGTAGTTTCTGGGGGTCAGGCTTCTGTCTGTATCCGTGGAATTTGCGAAGCCAAGGTTGACGGGTCTGGCGTTGCTGTTGCGAGGGGAGACACCCTTACAATTGACGCTACTGCTGGTAAGGCAGTCAAGGCTACTTACATCGGTAATGGTTCAGGTGCGGCTGCTGTCGCCCTTCCAAAAATCTGTGGGTATTCACTTGATACTGCTGGTGCTGACGGAACTTTCACTTGCTATGTAACACCACACGTCACCTGATAAGTTTTCAAGAACGTAAAGGAGATATTGCCCCTTCCCCTCGCTGGGGTTGGGGCTTTTTCTTTATGACTTGACCTTTACTATATTATTGAGAGAACGAGGAAACCTTTATGAACCTAACAGCAATTAGAGAAAAAATAAAAAACATCACAGACTATTCACCAGATCTACAAGCATTCAACGAGCAACTTGATGAGATCGTGAACGATGCCTACTATTCTATATGGACCCAAAAGCGTTGGGTGTTTGCTACTGAAAGTATCCCATATAGATTTTTTGTAGATATTCTACCAGACAGAGATATTGAAAACGTTGTTGCTCCTGCTACTTCTGTCGCAGCAACTTGGACGCAGGGAGAACGTCAGGTTACGTTTTCTTTTCCTATTGATAGACTTACTAACGTTGGTGTTTTGGAAGCAAGAGACGTATGGGAAGGTCAGCCAATTACAATTGAGGACAGAGAATATATTATTGTAAAAGTTCAAACTGGATCATCTATTATTGTAGACGAACCAATTGTAGCACCTACACCACCAGCAGCAGGCTCAACAAAATGGCTAATCAAAAAGCGTTGGTATGATCTACCAGAAGATACAATTGAATTACTATTCTTGGGACACCGAGATTACCCCTACAACACGTCCGCAGGTTCTTTCCCACCCTACGGCAAGGCTTCTGCTATAATGCCTCGTAGAGAGGAACAGATAGACCTACGAGCCGATTACAAAGCATCCTACGCAGAAGCATACATATGGTCCCCTGCTGTTGATATAAAGCCAGCAGAGAAGTGTGGACTAACAGAACAGCAAGATACTGGAACAGGATTTACACTAAACCATCAGTATGAGATCTGCTGGGCTTTTGTAAAAGATGGTAAGGTTGGTGCGTTGAGCGAACCTTCAATTATAAAATTGACTTCTGGAAACAACAGCATTATTGTTTCTTTTGATAGTTGGGATGACCTACCTATCGTAGCAGATGTTTATAACGCAGCAGATATATTGCCTACACCTTGGCGTGGATACAGAAAGAAAGTTTATTGGAATAAAAACTTTGATAAAGTTACAGGTGAACGTAAGGGACTACCTTGTTGGATTGAAGTTATACAGGGTGGAGCAAACAGATCAAGCGAGACTTATAACAAACCTGTAATTGGTGAAGATGAAACTGCGAACGTTATTATTACAAATGTAAATCAGTTTGAGAACGGAGCAAGACGTTATATTGAGATTGAGGGACAGCACATACAGATACGTCCGTATCCCCGTGTTGATGGTTTTGATGAAGAGATCGCACAGGTAAAGAACCAGCAGACTATTGAAACATTCCACGACTTCCGTAGAGATGGTATTATCCGTTATTACAGAAAGCCAAAGGATATGTTGCTTGGAACTGATGTTCCTGAAATGCCTTATGAATTCCACCAACTAATTGTCTACAAAGCACTTGAAGATATTTACTTGAAGTTGGGACAGGATACTTTGTCTGCTACATACGCAAGACGTATTGAGAGCGAGATGAAGACATTACGTAAAAGATATGTAGACCATATTGATACTAATGTTCGTAGAGGACAATTCGGTCAAACACGTAGAGGTTTCTTATACGATTACCAGTCTCTCAAACATTTAGGATAAATTACTTATGGCTTTGAAAACAAAAACAATTCAGTTCGTTCAAGCATCTGGTTTGGACCAGAGATGGAAAGGTGCTATTGGTTACGCAGATCAAGTAACTAATATGCGTGTTGACCCTAATGGACTTGGCTGGGTTGCTGATCGTGGTATTGAAAGTTGGTGGAAGTTCCCCAACCCTTTTTCTATTGTAGGCAACGCAACAACTATTACAGAAAATCTTTTATATCCTACGGAGGCTTTATTCATTTGGGAAAAGTCTTCAACAGGACAGATATATTATTTTTATGAGAGAGCAGGTAAACTAATTTATTCTTGGGGAAACAAAAAAACAGGCTCTACCTACACAGGCAACTATTACTACAACGATTTTGTTTACCTTGATACTGGTAGACACGAAAGAAAAACAAATGATTTAGGAACGCAGTTTATTCCTTTTGGTAATAGACTTCTAATCATCAACGGCTACGACAAGCCAATCTGGTTTAGTGGTAATGAAGATTACAGGCAGTTTGGCTTTTCAATTGCTACACCTTCTCCACAGGTAGATACTATCCAGCCTGATTATTGGTCGGGACAAGACCTTGAAGAAGGAACAGCCGCTCCTATTTTTAGTGAGACTGCTACACTTGGTATTGGATCTTTGAATGATGAGACATCCCAGTTCCAATACTTTATGACTACAATTACAGAAGACGGAGCAGAAAGCCCACATTCCGCTATTGAACCAGTTAGTTGGAAGGTAAGTGCTGCTTCCGCAGAGCAATACAGATTTGGTCTTTCAGTTTATCTACCACAGGGTCCAGAAGGAACTGCTGCTCGTAGATTATACAGAACTAAAAATATAAAAAGAACTGGTGCGTCGGGTGAGAATGATGCTGTTTTTTACTTTGTAAAAGAATTTGAAGATAATTCTACCACACACTTTATTGATGTTATACCTGATAATGGACTTGTAATTCAGGCACCAACTACATTTGCTTCTTCTCGTATCAACACAACCTACAAGGTTGGTGCTGCTTGGGACAACCGCATATGGCTTGCTGGTGGAGACAGCACACCTACAAGAATTATTTACAGCGACAAAGGTATACCAGAACAATTTGGTTCTTTTGCTTTCTTTGATGTAGGTAATAGTCAGGGAGGACACATCACCCAGTTGTATCCTTACTACAATAACTTACTTGTATTTAGACGTAATGCTATTGAGATTGTAAGACGTGATGGATCTGGTAATCCTACTATATCTACATTAGCCTCTAACCTTGGAACAGAAGCAGGCAACGCTATTTGTAATGTTCCTAATATGGGCGTAATGTTCTTGAACGAAGAAGGCATCTGGCTAATATCAGGTGGTCTTGATGGTGGTTCACAAGTTACAATTACCAAAGTTAGTGAGACACTTGATAAAGAAATAAATAAAATAAACAAAGCAGCAATACAAAGATCTTGGGCTTGCTATTCAAAGAAGGAACGTGAGGCTTGGTTCCACTTCCCAACTGATAGTAATTCAATCCCAACAAGAGGTCTTGTATTCCACGTAGACAACAACCAATTTTCATCCAGAGGTTCCGTAGAAAATGTAAATGAAAATTTATTTAGGTTTACATCAGCAGCCCCAGATCCAGAAGGTCACTTCGTATTTGGCTGTGCCCCATCGTGGACTGGTCTTGGAGCAGGAGCAGGAGGTCCAGTTATTATTGGTTCTAATGGTGTATCTGTTACACCGATGGCTGTATGGACTGGCTCACCATTTATGGGTCAAACATTCGGCGTTACATCCTTCACGGGTGATGTAGCCAATTATAGTGTAAACAACGTAAACAAACCACAAAGTCTATGGGAAAGTAACTGGATGGACTTTGGAGACAACAGCGTAAAACACAGGGTATATTCTGTTGAGGTTGAACTTCTATCATATGGAGACAACCCACTACAATTACAATACGCTACTGATTATGATGCTGTGTATATAACAGCAGGAGACGCAAAGCAGGCTCTCAACGAGCGTGTATTTACTTCAAAAGAAGATCCTGTGTTTGGAGCAGAGGATCCAACTATATCTAAAAATTATTTCAAGGTTGGTAGTAGCACACTACAAGATGGTCGCATCATTAGACTACGCTACGATGTAAATACCCAGTTAGTAAATCAGTTCAAGTTCCGTATAAAGACACAGCCAGCAGCGGCAGGCTTACCTGCTAATTCAACATTCCATCTGCTTTCGTTCCACGTCAACTACGATACAAGAGATCAAATGCCGCTAAACCAGAATACAAGATTACAAAGGGGGCAAAGTAGATAATGTCTAAACACTATACAGAAAAACCAAGCGTTCGTCATCAGCAAGTAAAAAGCGAAAGCCTAAACGACAACCTTACAAAAACATTAGGCGAAGTAAACGGAAACCTAAATTCAAACAACTTACCTGTTGATAGTCTAACGTTTGCGAACTTTGCTGATCCAACCAGTAGTGAGGTTACTTCTAATGCTACAACTACACTAAAATTTGAAGGTGCTACACAGGATTACCATAGGGTAAGACGTTGGAATACTTTTGAAGATAGTGCTGATATGTGGGAACCAGTAGAAACAATCAACCTACCCACAGCAAACTGGTCTACGGGCTGGAATAAATTAGTAGATTTTGGAACGATGGATTATACCTTTTTAGATTTTGATGCGAAGGAAGGTATGCTTACGGGCTGTGCTGTTATTGATTTCCACCACGGGGTAGATAGAATTGTTTATCAAAGTGATGAGACAACCTTTCGTATCTTCTTCGGTAGTGATTGGTGGACTGGTTGGGGTGTGTTTGTAAACGATACACTTGTAGCAGAAACATCTAATATCTACGCTCGTAGAATTACTTGTAATATTCCATTCAAAGTTCCTGTTGGATCACAGAAAGTAAAAATAGATTTACGTTGGAGAGCAAAAACAAGTGACGCAGTTGGAACTAACTATCAAGGGAACCCATCCAGACCACTTGATATATTTGGAGCAGAGATCTGGGTAAGGAATACAAAGAGGTAAATATATGAGCCAAATAACATTTACAAAATTTAGAGAAGGACAGACAGCATCAGCAGCAGATTTGAATAAACCTTATGATGATCTTGCTACTTTGGATGTTGAAAAGGATAATACAAAACCTAACTGGGCTACAAGGGTTCACTTTGATAATACAGGTGAGAAAGCAAATGAAGTATTCTTTTATGAAGATGATACTATTTCTGGTTGGAATACACAACAAACTACATACCAGAACATAGGTCTAACACAAGTAGCCAATATCAATTTTAGTAATGCCGCAGTTCAAGCAGGTGACCTACTACGTGCGGGAGCATCAGGTATTATTGGTAATGTAACTTGTAATAATGATGGAGATGGTGACGGAACACAAGATAGTTATAATTATTTTTCTTTCCGTTTACTTGTAACTTATAACACAGGTGGAGCAAATCAAACTGCTACACTTGCCGAAGCAGGATATTCTTTTACAAGAAGAAGTAGACTAACCAACGACAGCACAGGTTTGGATAGTGCTTTGTGGTGGAGGAACTTTTCTTTCTCTGGGATATTCCGTATGCCTGCTAATGGAACACTTATCGGTCTTGCCCTACAAGGTAAGGTTGGACCTAATGGTGGTTCTGGTAATCAACTTGATGTTACACGCCATAACATCAACGCAGTAATCGTGAGGAACTAAATATGGCTTTTGTAAAACCCTTTACATATGTGGACGGCAACGTTCTAAACGCAGACGATCAAAGATCAAACGAAGAAGCAGCCAAGGTATATGTAAACCAAGAAATTGTTGCTGCTGATATTGGAACTAATTTAGATTATACAGAGATAGAAGCAGGTGAATTTTTACCTGTAACTGACGATCATAAGTTTGCTTCTTCTTTTATCGCAGGACAAAACCTAATCGTAAACAGAAGAACAAGAGCATACTTTACCTCTACATCAAAGCACAATACACAGACAGCAGCCTCGTCTATTGTTTATCGTGATTTATATGGAGCAGGAAAGAAAATAAAATTAGATGCTTCTGCGGAAGTTATTATAACATTTCAAGCAGCGTTTATTGCTTTTGATAATTCAACTACTTCTGGTGGTGACGGACAAGGTAAATGGGAAAATAAAATTCTTCTCAAACATATTGATTACACCACAAATAATCCAACACCAACTTATATCGCAGGAACAAGAGGCTATGTTTTTGAAGGCGTAGGTGCGGCTGCTGGAACATTAGATCCTAATGCTGGCGGTAATGCCGCATCAAGAAGACAAGTTCAGTTCCAAACAAGACTAACCCTTACCAGAGGCGAACACGATTTACAGATGGCTGTAAACCCAAAAATAGAAGCAGGTTACGGATCAGCCAGAAACTTTTTAGTTGAGGTCTTCTATCTGTAAGGCACTTGACTTATTCACTATAATGAGGAAATAAAATTATGGACCCGATTACATTAGCAATTATAGGATCAGTAGCAGGGGCAGGTATATCCGCTCTACCATCTATTATCCCAAGCAAGTTTGAAAGAGAACAAAAGAAAAGACTTGAAGCCTTACAGCGTAAAGAAGAGATGGGAACACTTGGTCTTACAGACAAAGAACGTGGTGTTCTTGAAGGCAGACTTGAAACAAAAGCAGATGCCGCAGAAGACTTCGCACAGCAAGAAAGAGAAAGATTGCTTGCTACACAATCAGGTGGGGCTACATCTGGGGCAAGGCTCCTTGGAGCGCAAGTAGCAAGCGAACAGGCAAGAGAGCAGAACAGAGCAATAGACCAATCAATTGCCGAGCAAGACCTTGCTAAACAGCAGAGACAGATTGATGAGATCCGTGCTTTGGAAGCAGCACAAGGTCAGTATGCTGCTAATAGATCGCAAGCCATCGCTGGTGTTGTTGGTTCTGGTGTTGAGGCTGGCTTTGGAGCAGCAGCACAGCAGAAGATAATTCAGGGGAATATGACCCCAAGTGCTAATTCTGTAAATGCTATTAGCGAATTATATGGTATTAGTGAAGATCAGGCAAGAGGACTTCTTGAAGTTTCAGCAAAGAACCCAGAAGCCTTGCGTTTATATCAAACACTAAATACCCCAACAGGAACAGGCGGGCAGTAAACTATGGGTATAAAAAATGTAAACGGACAGAATGCTTATGTAATTGAAGCACCTGCCTTTGAAAGTAGAACTTCAAGAGGCGAGGGTTACGCTCAATACATTACCAATCTTCGTTGGAAGATGTGGGAAGAAGCACAGAAATCTATTCAAGTTGAGATGGAATTTGAGAAGATGGCGTATCAAGAACAGATGCGTTTTCTTCGCACACAGCAATCACAGATCCAAAAAGATATTGCTGCTACAAATAGACGACTTGCTGACTTGGATAGGATAGAGGCTGATAAGAAGGCTGCTCTTTCGCAGCGTAACGCATCAGCACAAAACACACAGAACGCACAGACACGTTCATTACAATTACAGGCACAAGGCACTTCATCTACTACGACTGGTAGAACAGCAAGCACACCTTCATCTGCTACGAGAACAAGAAGCGATGTTCTTGGTGACCTTTCTGGTGATACACAAGATAGTTTCCAGAGGGTTCAAGAAGCCGCAAACATAGCAGGTGGTAGTGAAACTGACGCATCAGCAAGAATTACTACCCAAGCAAACAAAGCGATGGAACGTGGTAATTTTCAGTTAGGTGCTGGCGGTGGTGTTACTGCTGGTGACGAACAAGCATTCAAAGCCAGTATTGTAGCAGCCGAAGTTGAACGTGCTGGTGATGCTGCCGAAGCAGCAGGAGGAAGTAGAGATGCCGCAGAGACAGAAGCGTATAGTGCTTTTAGTGCTGATTACCGCAGCGATTATGATAATGTATTACAGACAGCACCCCCCATATCAGGAACAGGTGGAGGTCGTGTTGCCGTCCCACCAACCACTACTACGAGAAGCGGTAGAAGGGTTCCAAAAGCAGAAGACTTGGCGGAAGGTTCCGCTCCTGATTATAAAACAGCCAGAGAAGCCCTGATTGCCGAGAGAGAAAGATTACAAACACAACTTACTGGACTTCAACAGCCCGATGTTCCGCAGTTTGATATGTTGGAAAGAACCCGTGGTAAGTTCCAGCAGTCTTATGGTGAAGGTGGATTTGGTTTAGCACCAAGACCTACCAGAGCCATTCCTCGTTTTGATGAACCTGCCGCACTACGTTTAGCACAAGACCTTGCGGAACAGGGAGCAAGTGAGGAAGTAGCACGTTTTCAAGCAGCCAATCCTGATGTAACAATTACACCAGAACAGATGGCTTCCCTTCGTAGACAGGGTGCCTTGTCTATGCTAAATCAAATGGGTGGTCGTGAAGTAGCAGCAAAAGACTTTTTAGATTTTAGAGAAACCGAACCTGCTGTAACAGATGAAGGTGTTGCTCCTACAAGGGCTATGCCTGATCTACCAGCAGACGAACCAGTAGAACCACCACCCGAAGTGGATGGTCTTTTCCCATCACAAGAAGTTATAGAGCAGGCAAGAAAAGAAAGAACAATTCCAGTTAGACCAGCACCAGAACAGATGCCTCCACCAATAGACGCTTCACTTGAAGGTCGTGTTGGGACACCTTCCTTTATGGAAGGATCAAGAATGTCTCTTCCACCAGTTCAGCGTAGTCTTACTGACTTTGAATATCTGGAACAGATGAGAGCGATAGGTGCCGAGGAAGAAGCACTACGTAACTTACAGACAGAAAGTTTTAGAAGACAACTTGCTGATGATGACTTGCGTAGACAGGCTCTTGTAAGAGCCGTCCCTGTTGATGAGACTACACCAGTTCAGCCCACTATACTACCAAGACCAATTGATAGAACAGGGCAGACAATAACTTCCCAGTTGCCTCCAAGTGAAGTGCCTACAAGAATTATGGGTCCAACGGGAGAAACTATAACAGAACTTCCATCACCAGCCGCAAGAGCAGAAGAGCAAGAGAAACGTATTGCTAATACTACGATGGAGCGTAGGCAGAAGTATAAACTAAATGTAATCAAGGGAGCCGAACGTCTTGCTTCCAGACCAAAGAAGTTTGAGCGTATAGCCAAACCAAACCTCGCACCAGAGGAAAGAAGATCGCAGGTCGCTCCATATGTAATTGTTGTAGATAATCTTTACGATACAAATACAAGGGAGATGTCTGCTGCTGATGCGATTAGATCATCATATATGGAACTAAATAGGGTTTACGCAGATGAACCAAAGGTAAGAGAGCAGGCACAAGAATATCTCTTGGCGAAGGATCTTCTACAAGCACAAATAGACAACCCAGAATAGGATAATAATTTATGGCTCCACCACCTACCGATCAGGAAATCGCACGTATTATTGCTATACAAGATGAAGAAAAAAGAAATCTTGAATTGTATAGACTTATGGATAAGCGTAAACGTGCGTATGTAAGAGAAAGAACTAACGAACTTTTGGAAACATCTGTGTTCGCAGGAACACCTATGGACGCACAGGTTCAAGCAGCACAAGAATTTGAAGAGGATTTTATGATGCCTCTTCAAAATATCTATGGTGAATTACCAGAAAAGGTTTTTCAATTACAGGTTCCTCTTCCCACAGAAATAGATGAACCAGCACCACCTATGGATGTTCCCTTGGTTGGTGGCGAGCCTAACTTTGTTATGGCTGCTCGTCCACAGACAAGAATGGAACCATCAATCGCAGAAAGAGAAAGTGCGAGGATAGGTGTAGAAAGTTCTATTGACTTTGCTAAATTAGAAGAAGCGTTTGTTGAACGTGAGGGTATGGAGGCAGACCAAGCAGCACTTCAACGTAGAGCCATCCAGAGGGCGTATGAAGCCGAGAAAAGTGCGAACCCTACCCAAACCCCTGATGAAGTTTTTGAACGTGTTGTAGGGGAACTGGAAGCCCTCTCTGGCGTTTTTGAAGGTGAAGGTCCAACGCTGGAAGACCAACAGGGTCAAAGACGTGGACCAGCAGATCCACTATACCAAACTTTTGTTAGACAGAGACAGGCAGGTCAGCCTGTTCCAGATTTATCAAGATCGCAGTTGGCTTACTTTGATACAATTTATAAGCAACAGCAGCAAGATTTACGCACACAGATTACAGAAAGTAGAACTGGTGAGAAGCAAAGATACTATCGTCAGGCTGATGGTAGTGAAGTTCTTGCTGATGCCTATGATGCTATGGCTGCGAACAATCCTGAATTCCCAACGTTGAAGGGAACAGACGCAGAATTTATACGTGAACTACCAGCAGGCGAAGCAGAAGTTATTGCTGGAACTATACAGGCAGGTTCTATGCCTGACCTATGGTGGGCTGATCCTGAAAAG